ACCTTCATCAATAAGCTTTCCAAGTGCCCTGGAACTCATACCAACTCTTACACCGTCATTAATTAAGCTACGAACAATTTGCCCCATGGGTGTGCTGAGCACTAGAGATTTACCATAAAATACATTTCCTTGTCTGTTCATTTCCGTCACCATATGACAGGCTCTTTCGAGATTTACTTCTGCAGATGTAGGGTGATTTAATTCACCCATACTTCTATTTGTTTTTACCATTTCGTTAACATATCTATTAACTTCGTGTGACATTTCTTCAGAAGAATATATTCTTTTATTCTTATTAACCTCTTCACACTGCATATAAGGCCCTTTAATGTACATCTTGCTAGGTTGATTATTGTTCTTCTCTTCAACCACATATTCAAATTGATCGTCTGGTGCAGGTGTTTCGACTAATAGTTTTAAGGCCATGTAAATATTTATGTTTAGCGTTATTTATTTAATTCTTTTTCTGTCAAAATAGTAAATTCATACCCTCTATCCTTACACCACTTTTTAGCTGCTTCCCATTTAGCAGTATTCTGTATATAGAGCAATTGCTCATATAATATAGTTTTTTTCTGTTTTTTGGAATTTGTATCTTGTTGAGGCTTAATAGTTTGTTTAGATGGTTTTACTTCAACTAAAAATCTTTTAATACCGGTAGGGGTTTTAAGCTTAATATATGCATCAACAATATATCTATGATTTTTATTGTCTAATGGACTGGTGTAATTAATCACTACAGTTTCTGATCCCCATTCTAAAACATTAGGATTACAATCACACCATCTAAACAATTTTAATTCCCAACTGCTCATATATCTAGGTAAATCATTACCGCGGTATTTTTCTGAATGCTTAGGTTGATAAATTCCTTGAACGAATTTATCATTACGCTTTGTAAGTTTCATATTATCCTAAGAAGAATGAAGGTGGTGCTGCATCGCCCATACCAGGGGCACTCGAATAGAGCATTTTTTCTAAATTTTCTTTTTCCGTTTCGCCCTGTCTTAAGAGGTAATCATAGTTAATTGCACCTCCACCGAACAGTGATGTACCGGTGTATTTACCTCTTACAGAACCCACAGCTATCTTAGTAAGTGCTAAAGCATATTGATAAACCCAAGGTTCTTTTATTACGTCTATTAACGCTCTCTCTACATAACATCCTATAACACCATAAAATCTTGTAGAGGAAGTTGGAGGTGGAACCATATGCATAACTTGAGTTCTTGGATCAAATGAAATATCTCTGCGCAATGCTAGTACTTTTTCTCTCGTATCAAGCCAATTCTTAAGCACTGTCCAGCTTACCAAATCAAAACCATAGTTACCCATTGCGTAACTAAAATATGTTTGTTGGGCTAAAGTTTGCTCTATAGTAAACAAGGTATTAACACCCGTCGAACTTCCTTCTTCAAAGTCTATTACATCCATTACTCTTCTATAATCCCCTATAAGATAGTCGTAAGAATTTAAAAGGGTATATTGATTAGGTTTTGAAGAATCTAATACTTGAAAAATTAATGGATTGTTAGCCTCACCAATAACCATAGACCCTATACTGTAAATTTCTTTAATAGATTTTGGAGTATTAGGATTTTCAAAAGTAAAATTAAAATCTCTACTCATACTAAACAAAACGTCTAACCTTATTCCCTTTTTTACATCGTACAATTCACTATCAAAAACCAAATATTCTTGAGTATAGCCTGCAAATTTAGTAAACATTTCACACGCTATGCCTATAAATTCATTTAATTGGTCTTCATGTATTTCTATATTAATAAGAGGCGCGCCTATAGCGCGACAAATTCTCTGACCTAGTCGACCATAGCTCTCCATCTTGTTGTTGAGATTGGTGCTATAAAACGCGCTTACTGGCTCGACTAAATTACAATCCATCATATAATATTATTTATGATAGAACAAATTATATAAAGATAGGTATTCTAAATTGTTGACCGTTAATAACGGCAGCTATAGCGCTTGTAGTAGAAATAGTAGTTAACGGGAAAGTAACAACAGATACAGGCTGCGTTAAAGTGCCTAATCTTAATCTATCCATTAAAATTTGCGTAGTAGATACAGAATTATTGACTGTTAATCTGTCTGAAATCTGTACAGTTGATAAAGATACATTTAATCCAGCTGATATTAAATCGTTACAATAAACAGGCCCCCTAACACTAAGACTTGTGGTTATAGTAGCAGCACTTAATAAAATGTGAGTACTATCACCTATTATATTGCCTAGATAGGAAGTACCTACTACACTTAAATTATTGTTAAGAGTTAATCCACCAATTGTAAATTCTGCTGCAGGCGCTGTGAAGGATCCAATACTCATAGCGCCCACAACACTTAAGTTTTGTAAAATGGTTGCTGAAGATAATAACACACTATTAGTTGAAAGATAATTGGTGATTGTTGGTAAAGATACCCAAGTAGAACTGTTTGATCTTACTGAACTATAAACACTTGACCAGTTTCTACTGTTACTACTGCCGTCATAAATTATATTTGTTGTGCTTAGTGTAGGGGTTGAAAAATATACCCCGTTTTGAAAAGCTATATGTAATGTATTGTTGCCTTTGCCTTGCACTGCATCGTTGTCTGAAATTACAGCACTACTACTAGGAGTATTACTAGAAATATCAGCTGCAGACAGGGTATTCAAAACTATGGCGTTGCCAATAGTAATAGTATTTGTTGAAAGATATTGAAGTACAGTCGACAAAGAAGACGAAGCGCCCCACGCTGAACTGTTTGTATTAACGTTAGTATATGTACTAGTCCAGTTTGCACTATTACTATTTGTGGTATTGTAATTACTATTCCATGCTGGTGAAGAATTTGCAACTTGAATAGAAATATTTTGCCAATTAGCGCTATTTGCAACAAAAGTGGTATTAGTTGAATCCCACTTACCACTATTTGCGGTTATTAATGCATGACCTGCAGTCAATTTAGTTAAATTAGAATATCCATTATTCCAATAAGCACTATTAGAACTTACTATTGCAAAGGTGCCCCCTCCATTATTCCAACTAGCACTATTAGAAGCAACAGTATTAAAAACACCTAGGCTATATTCTAAGTTTGCAAATTCTACTTTTTTAGTCTGATTGGCAACAGTATCTACAACAGGTAAAAGCGTTGTAGATGAAAGATTTAACATTGATGTTAAGTCAGATATCTTAATGTCGGCCATATGTTATTTATGGATAATAATAGTTTATCTTCATTCCCAAGCTCTCGGTATAAGGTACTTCCCCGTATACTGTTAACCCTGAGCCAGCTACAGGTATTAGAGGATCTGTGGCAATTAAGTAGCACGGATTAGGAGTAAGTATAATCCCTGGACCAGCAAAATGAGTAATACCGGCTAAACCGTAATAGAATTCACGATATTTGCCATACAGCTTTTGACCATCACAAGTAAAATCAGCCACTACAACAGCAAAAGAAGACAAGTTAGGTATTAATCCACTCCCCGGTAATATTTTTCTAGTAATAGGATCAGCTCCTGATAAAACAAATTTATTTTCAAATGTAACAAAATGATTTCCAGGAAAATCTTGTTGAAAAGCTATAGTATATTTTCCTCCTTTTCTTAGTGTTGCAGGGTTTTTTAATGTTACATCAGACGTTAAGGTAACAAATGCAGTTTGTGCATTATCTAAATCCCATGCTATCTGAAGTGTAGGCGATGTAGAGAGGGTAGGAGCTATACAGCCCTTATATCTAATATCTTGTTGAGGTACGTTTTTTAATCTAGCGAAATAGGTAATCGGTAGCCATGAAGCAGATTTAGAATTAAGAGTAGAATAAGTGGATTCATATTTTGCAGAGTTGGGGCTAAAGGAAAGATAGAAAGAATATCCTTGATTCCAGCTTGCACTCAATAAACTAACAGTGCCAGAAACATAACTAAATTTCATCCAATCCGCGCTAAACGCTTTTACAGTGTTATAGGTGTTTGTTATAGAATTTGTATCTATAAAATAAGTTACCGTTAACGGTGGTGTTATAGATGAATTTTCTAGCAGTCCTATGCTATCCTGTGTTACTAATTGATTACCGTCTTGAGTTACTAAGAGAATATAACTAAAGAGTTCATTTTCTATACTATTGTAAAAATTACCTACAAATGGAGAATTTTCTGAGGCTATAGGGTCTGTTGCGCTATCGGGAAATTCAGGTGACGATACCGTATCATGGTTTCTTCTATGAAACTTATTATGAAAAATAGTATTAGACATGTCATGCGCTCAGTTTAATTACATCACCATACATTACAGCACCATCACATAAGAAGTTAATAACTGTAACTGCATTGGGATTTTGATAAACTATATTATATCTAAAAATTGTATTAGGAAATCTATAGCATGTGTCAAAATTAATATCTTTACCTCCTACTGAACTTTGCTTCACTACCATTGTATATAGCCCGCCTCTTTTCATATTAAGAGGATTATTAACCGATATACTACTCATAAGAGTAATAAATGTTACTTGATTTGAATCTAAATCCCAATCAACCGAATTTAAGTTTATAACTGATAAATCAGTACCCGAAAACGTTTTAGATTTTGTATATTCCTGTACAACATTTAAATACATTATATTTTCATCATTCCAGCCGGCACTATAAGTTTTTAATGTTGTGTACGCGCTCTCATATTTTGCTGAGTTAGGATAAAAGCTTAAATAGCCATTATATCCTAAATTCCAATTGGAAGACAATGCGTTTACAGTGTTATAAACAGAATTGGTTAATCCCCAGTATCCGGAGTTTTGAGATACAGCAGTAAAAGTCAGATACCATTGAAGACTATTACCTCTTAAAGTAAAGGTTCTATTTTCATCTGTTATGGTATTATAGAATACACCTAAAAATGGCTGAGTTATAGATGCAATAGGATCTAAGCCAGAATCAGGTATACCTGGAGAGGTAACAGAATGGTGGTTTGCTCTATGAAATTTACTATGGAATTTAGATGTACCAGCCATATTATTATTTAGTGTTTATCTCACCGGAGAAAGATTTGTTAAAACATTATCGTTATTAATAATATAGTTAAGCATATTTTGCTGATAATTATAAATTAAATTAAGACATCTATTAATAGTAGAAGATTCAAAATTTTCATTAATACCTATGTTACAATACTCGTTTATATCTATTTTTTGATTTTTAATAACATAATTGTTATAAGCCCTTTTTACAAATACCGGTGTATTAAATGCATTTTCCCCTATAAAAAATCTATATTTTACATAACTATTGAGTAAGGTTAAATTGTACATTAATTTTTGAAATGCTTTATTATATACCCATGCCTGGTTATATTCTCCGTTCATTAACTTAATATCTTCCAGATCGTATATTTCAATATCTAATTTCTTCAAAAGAGTTATTAAATTTAACCCATCCTCAAATACACCTATAAAACTTGAAGATAGACTATTTGCCCTGCACATGAGATATAGTTGATCAGTAGATAATATAGGCACTGTTGTAGCCCATACAAAATCTCTGTTAGCAGCTTGCGTATTAGGTAAAATACCTATATTAGAATTAGGCTTAGTAATCCATTTTTTTATAAGCTGATATTTGGTAACAAGATAAAATATTTCTGGTTCGTAATTGGCGAATTTTATATTTAAAAGATCTTCATCCGGGTCCAGCAAAGAGGAAAAATCATAAGAATTGGTTGATACTACAGTAAAGTCACTATTAA